TAATCTTCAGGTGTAACCATTCTGTTTTGTGTAGCATATTGGAATGGAGCAGCTTTTCGAATTGATTCAATCTCTTCTTTTTCTTTCCCGCCGTGTGCTCTTGTAACTGTTGTAACAAATAAAGGATAAGCAGCGCCATCAACTGTTAATTGATCTGATGCAGTAAACCCAGTTGCACGGTTTGATTCCGGCCCATTTGAAGCCAGGTAATCTACTGTTACTACATTACCTGCTACAGGTTGTGTACCAAGAATATCGTTTGAACCAAATGATAATTGATAAAATCCGTTAGGAACTTCTTTCAAAATATAAACTGTTGAGTTTTCAGTAATCGATGTAACGTTAAGAATACTTGAATACGCTGTAAAAGATACTGATGTGGCATTTGGAAAAACCTTTACCTCTGCAGTTGAAGTATCCATATTTAAATCTGGGATAATATAAACGTCAGTGTTCGAGCTTTCACCAATTCGGAAGGTTTTTTGTTTTTGTGTTCCTTCAAAAATTTCAAGGTTTGTTTCACCAGCAGCCGTTAAGAACTGAAATATCCCGGCGCCATTATCAATCGCAGTAAAGGCTACTTGAGTTTGAAATGTAAAAGTTACGTCATCAACTGATGCTGTGAATTTTGTACCTTTCGGCAAACTAATTGCTGATGGTCTTTCAGTTGTTGTTGATAAGTCAACACTAATATTAACAATTGCTTTTGAACCAGTACGAGAGAATGGAATGTATCCTAAACCGGTGGCCAGCGAAGCCACTGAAGGTCTCAGCTGAGCAGTACCAAGGAATGATTCATTCAATGACATATTTGCAATCAATCCATTGATGTGAGTATTATATGCTAATACATCAAGAATATTTGAAAGTCCCGACGCTTCAAAGTCGTAATCAGCAAACTCAGTTTGTTGCTTTAAATACGTTTTTAGATTTGCTTTGATATTAGTAAAATCTAATGCGGTGGATTCTATTGATGTTGCCATGTTACCTCAGCCTTGCTAATGTCGAAGTAAATGTTACTTCTTCTGATGTTGATAAAACTAAAAAAGTAACTGATACGTTTACGCTATTTGCGTCGGCAGCTACATCTGCTTTAATATTTAATACTTGAGCTCGTGGTTCATATGTTTCAATTGCTGATCGGATATTTGTTTCAATATCATCCGCTGTATCATCATCTGCTAGTTCAAATAAGAGTGCCCGTAAATCCGCACCAAATTGAGGATTGAACGGTTTCTCAGCAAAGTTTGTAAGTAACAAATTTTTAACAGCCTGCTTTACTGCAGCACTTCCAAGTTTTTTATAAATTTCTCCACTTGGCTTTATTGTAAAGGTTAAATCAATATCCTTATAAAGCACTGCACGGCTACTCGAGATAGTCGAGCTTTGCGGATTACCTTCTTCAACTGAGAATACTCTTGCCACGTTTATTTCCCTATGTTTATTCTATTTATATCACTTTGACGAGGCTGTGCCAATTTCTATCAAATCACTTTCACTTTGTACTTTACCATTGAAATATGTTGCTGCACCAAACTTTGGCTGATCAATAACATAACTGCTTGGAACAAATGGACCCATTACCATAATTTGAGCATTCAAATCGGTACCGCCAAATTGTTTACCGCGTGGATCAAGGTTATCAAAATACAATCGAATTTCATCATACGCTGATAAGTTATTACAAAGCATTTCTGCAAATTCAAATGTCATTGATGGATCGATAATACCTTTTGAATTATATAATTCATAAACTATTATTTGCCCCATCTGTGATAAATCGCGTATCCCACCAGAGGTTCTGATTTCACCTTTAACTGGTTTGTATACACCTTCTACAACTTTTAATCGATAATCTTCAAATTTTGAAGAATCACGTCGAGCTATTTTTAATACTTCTGTTTGTATGATCAAGTTTCGTGCAACGATCTGGCGACCAACAAGCGTGCCCAAATGTCCAAGAGATGTTGCTCGACCAGCGCCGGCCAAGAAAGTTGAAATAGGCATTCCTTTTGCTAAGAGCGTTTTACTTGTGATTGCATACGGACCTTTACGTGGATCAATTGCCATCGGATTATATTGCGGATCCGGTAGATAATTTACTGTAGCTCTTTGCCCACCAATAATTTTTGATGACTTTGGTTTTAAATTTTGTCGAATATGATTTTCCGGAGCTGTTGCTGTTTTACCAGGAGAAAATGTTCTTCCTGTTTTATCCGGAATAGGATTCAAATAGTTATTATTAATACTATTATCAGCAATAAGTGCAGTCATAAAGTCCATATTATCAAGAGCGGACGGTGATTTTAATTTAGCTCTTGCTTCTGCTGTTGTAAGTTTTTTATCTGCTATTCCGCCCATTTTAGCAGTACGATCAATTTTATTTCGAATGAAGTCACCGTCATCAACCGATACTTTTTGAATTCCTCTATTTGATTGTGTAAGATACTCAGTCATAATCTCAGGTGTAGGTCCAGGAAGGTCAATTGATTTTATTGTTGAATTAGCAATGTTATCTGCCGTAGAAGAAGTTATACTATAGCCACCAGGTGACGCTGCACCCACAGCTGCAGTACCCGCTTTATTTGAATTAAGTGCTTCTAGGGCTGTACCATTTAATGAACCATGGAATGTAGTATAATGTGCCGACGTACCGTTTAGTCGTGAGATGTTTCCAACCGGTGCACTTACTGTAAGTCCAGCATGAACAGTTGAACCAGTATAACTATTTTGATTATACATGATCATACCCTTACCACCTATAGTACCAGTAGCACCAATGACGGTTAAGTCTGCAGCTGCAATGTTTTGATTCGGTGCTGATGTTGCAATTTCTGTTTCTGAAGATTGTCGTAGCTGTCCTTTTACACTTGTATTCAACGCAGCACCAACTGTTTGACGTAAATCACCTTTAATAACATCTGATACTTGTCCGAGAGTCATATTTGTTTTATGACCAAGAGTTGACGAAGACTTATTGCCTTTAACCATCTCGCCACGGTTACCATCGATTGTACTACGAGAAGCACCTTGTATAGTTTCTTTTTTATCCCCACCGACTTTTAGATTAAAGTCACCACCGACATTTAAATCTAAATCACCAGTAACATCAGCAGTAAGACCCTGACATGATACTGTTAAATCACCTTCAAAAAGCATTACTCCATCTGTATCAACTGAAATTGTGAAGTTATTTTTTGACCGTATTATAACACTACCATCATTTTTAAACTCGATTCCATTACCTTTATTATGTTTTACAAGAATCTTTTCACTACCCGGCGTATCATCCATCATAATAACATGACCAGATTTCGTTTGTTGAATCTGTGCTTTTGTATATTGTGGCATTGCAGCAGGTTCTTCACCACCAAAAGCGTCTATACCAGGATGACCATCGTCAATTCCTGTTGTGTCTAAATCTCTTTGAACTTTTGCAGTGTTTATTTGTTCGTATTGCGCTTGGTTAGCAAGCAACGGATCTCCGCCGCCCATTGAAAGAGTATGAGTTCCCTCGCCAACAGCTACTTTATTTAATGATGGTTTCCACAAATAATCAGGAGACGGGTACTGCCCCGAAGGATCCGAATACCCGGCTGCAATTCTTTCAAGGGCATCTTTACCAAAGCCCTGGTTTTCACGTTCACCGTCACCAAAATCTTCTTGGTCCTGATCTGAAACAAAATCTGGTTCTGGCATTATAATATTCCTTTTTCTTTAAAGTAGGCTATCTCTTCCGGTCCGAATTGACCCTTCGGTCCCATTGCAACTTCTGCTCTAATAAATTCTTTACCAAACGCTGGATCTTGCATATAAGATTCTGCCATATACATAGCAGAATATGAATAAGGTTTGCCTTCAATTAATTCTTTACCTTCCGGTGACATTGCATCTTTTAAGTTTTGTTCATCTTGGTCAAATGGTTCATTTGGTGGCATATCGTCGAGTGCTTCATCTTGAATTTCTTGTAATTCACCATCTTCCCCAGTGCTTTCATTTACTGGTGCATCATTTTGTTTTGGTGTTGGTTTCGGTGGAGATGCCACTTCGAGATCTTTTGGCGAGGTAGGTGTAGCATTTGTTCTTGAAGCAATTTGTGATGAGGATAAAATTTTGTCATCAACTCTTGGATCACCGATGTTTCGTTTATCAAATGCTGTCTTTACATAGTTTGCTACAGAAAAACCAGGATCAACTTTACCTTTATTACGCGGGAAGTCTGCGTGTCCCCATGCCTGTCCACCAGGGAAAACTGTATACCATGCTTTCATAAACCGAAACATTGTTGCCTGTTGCGCTTGTGTAATTGATTCTTTACCAACTTCACTATGAGGTGGTACACCAGCATATTTGTCACTTGAGCATTTATAACCGGCAACAAAAGAAATTCCAACACTCCCAGTATTGAATCCTTTTACATGTGCGCCAGTTTTATTAATGCCCCGGCCTACTTGCAAGCTGCCATCTCTTTTAATAATAAAGTGATAGCCAATCTCGTTGAACCCTCTATTTTTATGAATCTTATCTATTTGTTCAGAACCAATATGTCCTTGATTCGTATAATTAGCAGTCCAATGCCAAATTACAGTTGTTATTTCTCGTGTTGCAGATTGTAAATAACGAATAAGTTCTTCTTGTGAATTTATAAATGGGAACTTTGAACTACCTGATGATCGTGTATATTCACCAGGATCAGTTACTGGCATCTGATTACTTTGACCACCAGGCTTAATTGTTTTTGTTGTACATGTATCAAGATTAACAATGTTGTCATCAAGCTGTTTTAACCGACCTTCCATTTCAAGAATTTGAGCTGGATCCAAACCTGGATTTCCTTTTGCTCTATCGATAAATCCTTGTACATCTTTCGGAGATTTGAAATCAATACTTTCTCCAAGGTCTGTCATTGCTTGTTTTAATTCTCCAGGTATTTTGATTTGAGATGAAAGCAAATCCGCAACATCAGTATTTTTTCCAGCAAGCATGAGATTCGTTAAATCTATTTTATTTAATTTATCAAGACCAGGCAAAGCCCCGGATAAATTGCCAGTTAAGCTGCTCGCAAGATTGCCTGCAAGTCCACCAATATCAGGAATAGGAAGCTTTCCAGCACCAGGCAATGCTAGCGATGCCAATGATAATGGAGGCTTAATAGCTGCAAATACACCTGAGCCAAGTCCACCAATGTCAATTGAAATTCCACTAATTGCACTACCAAGAGAACCTGTTATATTTCCAAGAGCGCCATTAATAGCACCTTGTACTCCGCCAGTCAATCCACCAGCAAGTCCACCTGCAACACCAGGAACAATACTTGATACATCAGGAATTACTCCGCCTACAATTTCAGAAGGAGTTGGTAGATTAGCCACTCCAGCAAAGCTACCGCCCAAAGCATTACCTAAACCGCTTGTTAACTGACCAGTTGTTGCTTCTGCTATATCTCGAGCAGTTAATCCAGCACCTCCGATATTGATTGCAGGGTTTGAACCGATTGCACCAATTACATTACCAGCTGTTGCAGCAACATTACCTTTTATACCTTTTATATTTTCTACTCCAGCAATAGCACTTCCAAGACCTGCCTTTAAATCAATACCAGGATTAATTTGTGGAATTGCCGAAAGATCTAAATCCATACCTTCTGCTATACTTGAAATAGCATTACCAATACCTCCAGTGAATGATTCAACTGCTGCTTTCATAAGATTGCCGCCGTCAAGTCCACCGAGTGCTTTGCTTAATTGATCTCCACCCAATTTAATTGAAAGTCCTAAGTCAGCTGGAAGTTTTTGATCTGTAAGTTCATTTGCAGCTATATCAACTATATCTTTTACATCGGCATGAGCAGTTTCACCGAGAAGATCTTTTATTGCAGATGGCTCAACTCCACCTTTCACTTTATAGTGTGCAGCAATTGCTTCTGCAGAACCGTCAGTTATAATATCATTAAGTAAACCAGCATCGTGAATATCAACTGCAAAAGATTCTGGTACTACTGCATGAATATCAATTGCCGCGCTATCAACTGACAGTGCATGAGCCGATGATATAAGATTTCCAATTGCAGCCGAGTGATTTGTTAACGCTGTTTTAAATCCGGGTATTGTATCTTTTACAGTATCAGTTAAACGAGTAATAGTAGCTTCATTTACTCCGCCACATGGAAATCCATTCTGATCTAATTGCCCAGCAAGTTGTTCAGTAAGATTATTTGTAGCTTCGGTAAGCCCTGCAAACCCACCCTTTATTTCACCGAATCCTTTACCAAATTCAGTAAGATCATATGCTTTCCACTTTTGTGAAACAGTATCAAGTGACTTGCCAAGTCCCTCTATATCAATACCATTAACAAGCCCAGTGAGCTTCTCATTTAATTTATCAGTGGTAATTGCATTTGGATTAATAGCCATTATGCCGACCTTGTGTATGTATTGTAGATTTTTATAGCCTCTTCAACTGCATGGTTTTCGCCTAAACGTTCAGGCTTACCATCATATTTACTTATTCCACCAGTCTTTGCAGGTCTTTCGTAAAGTCTACGGAAGACAAGTGTGGCGGAGGTTGGTGTCTTTGTAAGTCGAAGTGCTTTACCCGCTCTTTCTTCAGCTCCGTCTAACTCATGCTGAATAAACGCAAGTTGAATTCTATAATCACCCCAAGATTTACCTCGCTCTTTTGCAAACTGAAGAAGGTTAGGTACTCGATTTCCTGATCCATTATACCATTGAGCAATGCCAATTGAAAGATCTGTTGGAGCATGTAATCCCACATCACCTTTAGCTGAAGGTGTTAAATTTGATTCGGCTAAAAGATTACCAATAATACCTGCAGCTTGATGGTTTGCCCACCCAGCATTTGTAAACCACTCCCATGCCATTTGAATACGAATGTTAAGATCATCTGGATATGCCTCAGCGCTTGCTTTATATTCTGTATCATATCCTCCAGCCAAGGTACTTCTTATTGTAGCAGTATTATTATCACCAGAGCGAGTTCCTATTTTATCAATTCGATTTGCATCGGCAAGAACAGCATCTTCGAGACCTTCTGTTGCGGCATTTGCTAATTGTTCTGACGAAGGTACTTCAACAGTTGGAATTGATCCGAGTACTAACGGAAGCTGTGATGCTTTGCCGTCAAGGAAAATACCAAACACAGTAGCACCTACTTCTAAGTAAGGATTACGACCCATACCAGAAACGCCAGGTTCTGTAGTAGGAACCAAGACTTGAGCTTGCGGCAAATCTGAAATAGGTACTTCATTCCGATAACCATGAATACCGTATATTCTTACGCGTACTCGACCTAGCTTTGGTTTATCAGTACCAACCTCTTCGACGACACCAATAAACCATCTTGATTGATCACCATAAAATGTATGAATAGGATTCATGCTTTTTCAACTCCTAATCTTGTCGCGCTCAGTTCAACTGTGTGAGTGGTATCAGAAAAAATATGATGAGCAGCAGCTATCATGTAATTACCAGATCTTTTTCTATCACGCACTTTATCTTCCGATGCAGTTCTTTCTTCTGTTGCTTCAGTATTATTACTTAAATGTAAATATTCTATTTGTTTGCCAATTGATTGATTTGATCCTGTAAGAAACGGCAGACCAGGTAATTTAAGATTGACAAAGAATTTAAAGAATATTTGTTTAATTGCTACTCGAATTATATCTAATTCATATTGATCTAAACTATCTGATTGATAATAATTATTAATCTCATCATATGTATTCGCTGTAAATGCACGATGAATATCTAATGAATTTGCATTTTGCAATTCTTGTCCATCATAATTTAA